CACCTTTTTTAGAATTTGGCTCAATATAAATTGGCCACTTATCTCCACCAAGATTTAACGTGGTAGATATTTCACAAGAAAATCGATCTTTGTGTTTATGTAAGATATCACCTTTTTTATAAATCCTAGCATAAGAATAAGTTTCAATTAATTTAAGTCCTGTCTCTTTTTCCATTATAGGTTTTACATCTGCTAATAACTGCTCCATTGCAATGTCACCATAATGAGAATACGTTTCAGGAACTTGATGATCACTCCAAATACCAAACTCTGTGGTAAATGGTGAAATATATCTGGTATCAAATAACGTTCTTGCAACTCTTCTTTTAAGTAAAAAATACCTGTAAACAAAATCAGCTATCTTTGGATCTACTGCTTTTCTAATAATTGTATAACCTAATTTTTTAAAACTCATTTTTTCTTTCCTCCTTTAGCTTGGTTTCGAATTGTTTGAGTAATCATTTTTCTTACAGCTTGTAAATTAAAATGCACAAATCTAAAATCTTCTACTCCAGGATCAACGGTATATTGATGCTCTAAATAAGCTGGAATAAAAATCATTGTGCCTGGTTTTGGTTTATAATGAATTAAAGGTGAAACTGGTGTTACCTCATCTGCCTTTTTTTGTGGAAGATCATTCATAAGTTTGGCTTGTCGTGGATCATGAAATACTGGCATAGATGTTTTTTCACTACAACGTAAAAAATAAAAACCAGAAATATGATTGTCGTAATGAATATGACCTTCGTGATGTCCACCACCTTTAGCAGCAAAGTGTTGTACCCAAAACTCTGTCCAAAATAATTCATAGTTAGATAAATCATAACCCATGCTATTAAGAACATTCCATGAGGTTGCTCCAACATATTTTTGAAACTCTTTTAAAGCTGGGTCATTGATTAAAGTGGTCGAGTGATGAGACATACCTACATCTCCTAAACCTTTTTTCTTCCAAGATTTTTCTCTAGCTTTAATTGTTTTTTGATTATTTTTTCTAGCTTGCTTAATGTATTTTTCACAAACTTTATCAACGTGACTTACCCACTCCGGTATTTCAATATGATAAATAGGTGTTTGAAAATAAAATGATGTTTGTAAATCATCTGTTTTTGCCATACTTTCTCCTATCTAAATGGATATCCTAAGTTCCAAATCACTAAAGAATATCTTGTTCCTTTTGTTACTGGTTTTACTCTATGCCATACAAAAGATGGAAACACAACAATAGAACCACGAGGTAATATTTCAGTACAAGTTTTTGTAATTGTTGGTTTATCTGTATTTCTAAATTGAAATTCTAATTCACCCCCTTTATAATCTTTAGGATCTGACAAACAACAAGTAACTGATAGTTTTCTAATCTTTCCATTTATAGCTTGATTGTTTGGATTGTTGTAAGGAGCTTCCCAACTATCGCAATGCCAATCATAAAATTGATTAAGTTTATATTTTGTAAATTGACAAGACTCTGAAAAATCCCAATCAAAATTCCACCCAGCATTTGCATTCGCTTGATGAACATAAGGTTGTATTTCTTTATACACCCAACGATCATTCATCCATACAACATTAGAATCTCTTTTTTGTTTTAAATCTTTAATATCTTTTTTATCTAACTTTTGACCTTTTTCTGTTTTTACAGTTTGGCCACCCGTCAGAGCAGTTTGTTCTTGTTGTACGTTTCCATATTTGATTAATTCATCACAAAATCTAGGCGTAAGCGCAGATTCAAAAAACCAATAATAATTATGTAAATTCATACCTTTTGATAAAAAGGTATCATTTTTTAATTTAGTGTCAAGGTGCCAGAAACTGTAAATGTTGCAACGGTAGTTCCACAAACAGTGGTTACACTATTTGTACATGGTGCCACCGATAAAGGATGACCTGCTGGTGATTTAATTACAACAATTCCTGAACCACCTGCTCCACCAGTTCCTGAACTTGCATTAATTCCTGCACCGGCACCGCCACCGCCACCTCGGTTTGCAGTTCCCGCAGTTCCTGCTCCTCCACCCACAGGTCCAGGTCCTGCAGCTCCGCCGCCACCTGGTCCAGCTGAAGTTCCACCGCCTGGTCCTATTGAACCTCCACCGCCGCCTGCATATAAAACATCAGACCCTGTAATTGTACTTGGTGCACCAGCACCTCCACTGCCTCCAGAAGCAGCAGCTCCGGCTCCTCCACCGCCGCCACCTGGGCCAACGGGATCGGGACCTGCACCACCACCTGGATTACCTTGAGGTGGACTTACTGGAGGTGTGTTACCTGCTCCACCTGGACCACCACCAGTTGGTGTTCCACAGTTACCCATACCTCCACCACCGCCTGATCCACCTGCACCTCCACCTGAGGCACCTACGTTCGTTCCCCTACCACCACCTGCTGATGTAACTGTAGAGAATAAAGGTGAAGCAATTTCTGAACTTCCTCCTTGTCCACCATTTCCTGGTGTGCCTCCTTGTGAGGCGCTAGTAGCGGTTCCTCCAGCACCAATGGTAACAGTAACTGTGCCTCCAGGAAAACCAGAGAAAGGCTGTGATCCTGTTCTGAATCCTCCACCACCGCCACCGCCACCTTTAACAGCTCCACCACCACCACCGCCTGCTACGACTAAATATTGTAAGTCATATACAGTTGGTTTTACTGGCCATGCTCCACATTTAACAGCACTGAACTGACTTTGCATTGACCATACACCGCTTGCTTTGTTTAATTCTTTTACAATAACTATACCTGATCCACCTGCACCAGAGGCATCATTTGACGGTCCACCGCCTGCTGATCCACCTCCACCGCCAGTGTTAGCTGTGCCTGCTGTTCCAGCACCTGGTCTTTGTCCACCGGCTCCACCACCACCAGCTCCACCAGCACCGCCTGAAACTCCTGGAGCGTCACTTCCTGCACCGCCACCACCACCAACTGCAGAAATAGGTGAAGGGAAACTAGCTGGAACACAAACTCCTGCACCTCCAGCGCCACCTCCTGGTCGACATGCACATCCACCGGCTGCACCTGCTCCACCACCACCAAAACTTTTTGGTGAACTTCCTGATGGAAAGCCACCTCCTGGATTTCCTTGAGCGGGTGATACGGGAGGAATATTACCTTCTCCACCTGGTTTAGCTGCTAAACCTCCACCACCTGATCCACCGTCTTTTACAGCTGAGGGAGTGCAGTCTGCAAAAACTCCTGCGCCTCCACCTGCTGATTGAAAACAAGAACTAACTACATTGGAAGCATTTCCAACATTTCCTGGCACCCCTGGTCCTCCACTTACTGAAGCACCGCCAGCACCAATCGTTACAGGAATTGCGCTTCCCGCACTACCTGTAAATATATTTGAAATTGTTCTAACACCACCGGCACCGCCTCCGCCACCTCTATCAGAAGCACCTGCACCACCTCCACCAACAACAAAAGCATCAATAAGTGTTGTCCCTGGTTGAGCTGTAACGGTTCCTGTAGAAGTTTTAGTTGTAACAGTGCACTTACCAAAACTAGACGAATTAACTTTACCTATGACTCCGCCGTTTCCTGAAGTAGACCTATTACTTGGCATCCAGATTTTCTCCTATGACCAGCTAGAGCCGTTCCAAGAATAAACTGTCGGTGTTTCCGCTGTGTCGTTTGACTTTGTTGCTTTCCAACCTGCAGTATTATCTGCATTATAAGCATCTTCATCCCAATAAATTGAGTAAGACCAAACTGTTGGATCTTCTCCATCATTTGTTACTGATGGAAATGTAACTGGTGCTTGCCAATCATCATTACCATCTAGTGACCAAGATGCGTAAGGTTGAGGTGAAATAAATTTATTTTTTGATTCATCAAATCTGTAACCTATTCCTGCATATTGTTTTCTAAAATTGTCATTGTAAGATGTTTGCTTCCAAATACCACCTCCAAAAAAATTAATACACCATGTTTCACCATCAACGTGCATATCATTATCTCCAAGGGTTCCACCATTAGCAGCAATATCATTACCAACAACAACAACTCTATCCACAATTAAATGAGTATCAGATGTAAAACCTGTTGGGTCTGTTTTTGATTTTAGTTCTGTAAAATGTGCCATGTTTTTTTCTCCTAATTATCTATATATAGTTTTAAAATTAAAATCCAGTCCATTCTCCACTTTTAACTAAAGTATATACTGTATTTATGTTCCAAACTCCAGGAGCTACGTTTTTTGCTCCCTCTGGTTCTTTAATAACAACTATACCTGATCCACCTGCTCCACCTGTAGCAGGATTTCCACCGCCGCCACCGCCACCGCCGGTATTCGATGTACCTGCAGTTCCAGTTGGATTACTTGGACCTTGTCCTGCTCCACCGCCACCTGCTCCACCGGATCCACCAGCACCCGGATGTGCTCCACCGCCGCCACCCCCAGCGTAAGTTACATCTGATCCAGTGATTGTATTTGGTGCTCCTGCACCTCCTGGGCCTCCATTTGGAGAACCTGAATTTCTTGATGCTCCTGCAGCTGTTGCTCCACCACCACCTGCTCCAGCAAGTCCACCACCTGTTGGTCCTAAGGAAACTGCTCCACCTGAATTACCCTGTGAAGGTGAAACGGGTGGGGTATTACCTGCTCCAGCTGCGTTTCCACTAGGATTATTTTCAAGTGCTCCACCGCCACCTCCAGAGCCACCGGCTCTGCCAGCGTCTCCACTAGGGTGATTGTAAGCTCCACCACCGCCGCCACCTGTCGATGTAATACTTGAAAAGACTGAGTTACTGCCATCTGTTCCCGGTACTTGATTTGGTGAAACGGGTGGTGATACACCAGCTCCACCTGCTCCTACTGTAATAGAATATTCAGTTCCTTTAGTAACTGGAACTGCTGAACCTTGTAAAGGAGATGGTCCAAAACCTGATGCTCTATAACCACCAGCTCCACCGCCTCCTGCTCTAAATCCTCCACCGCCACCGCCACCGGCTACAACTAAATATTCAACATTAGCAGTTCCTTGTGCAACAAGAGTTCCTGAAGAAGTGAACGATGTTGTTTTTGCAGGGACAGTTACCGATGAAACGGTTTGAGTTGGTCCTATAATTCCGCCATTTGCCATAGCTACTTAGAACCTCCTATGCGTCGTCTATTGATTCGTATGATACAAAAAGTTCTAAATCTGAAGCAGCACTTGCTCCACCTTTTAAAACATCTGATTCCATTAAATAAATTGGTGTGTCTAGTAAAACTAGAGTTGCATCAGCTGGAACTGAAACTGTTTTTGCTATGTGAAAAGTTCCAGACGTATCAAAGTTTGCTATACCATCTGGGGTAAAGTTCGATTTTGTAACTGAAACAGTTACATCAGCTGCATTTGTACCATCTACGTTTGCCACTGTAATTCTATTTACTTTTACAACTTTATCAGAAGAAACTGTCATTAAAGTTGTTGTAGTAGTTGCTGATAAAGCGAATCCAACTGATTCACCTTTAATACTTGTTACCGATACTATATTTGGATTTGCCATAATTTACTCCTTTTAGCCGAAAACAATTGCCATTGCAATAGCTTTTCCTGTTGTAATTCCAGCGCTTGAGAAGCTTAAAGCTCCAGAACCGTCTGTTGTTATTGCCTGACCACTCGTTCCATCAGCTGATGGTAGTGTGAAAGTCAAGTTAGAACTCACCGTTGTTGGTGCTTTTAAAGCTACATATTCACCACCACTTGCATCTTCAAATCTTACTTCATTTTGATTAACTAAATTAATTGTTGATAGGTTAGTTAAAACGTCTTCAATATTCGGATTCGTCCCATCATCTGCTTTTGCAAAAAGTACTTTTGTACCTTTGTCTGTTGTTGCAAATGTAACTGAAGAACCACTACCTGACGCATATTTAAACTGAACTGTTTGAGCTCCAGAAGTAGAATTTTTTATAATATAGAAAGTTTGAACATCAAGTGGAATGGTTACAATTTGACTTCCAGTAATTGAACCAGTAAGCTCTATCATTCTGTGAGCAAGCGTTGCTCCAGTTGATCCATCAGAAACACTTAACGCTGTGGTTTGAGCACCACCAGCTATTGACTGTTGAGTAAATCCTCCAAGGATTTGTTCAACAAGTTGTAAATTTGTATTTGTCTTTGTACCCCAAGTCCCGGCGTTTTCACCGGTTGCCTGTAATTCAACACCTAATGGTGTATATGTTGAAGCCATTTTTTCTCCTTATGCCACGTCACTATAACTTGTATTTGATCCTGTTGCAACATTGGAATACGTATCATTCGACCCTGTTGAAACATTAGAGTAGCTAGAGTTTGATCCAGCTGCAACATCCGAATAGGTATCATTCGAACCCGTTGAAGTATTAGAATACGATGTATTTGAACCAGTGTCAATATTACCAAAAGCT